TATCCAGATTGGTAGTGTTCATGCACAGTTTCCCCTCTGGAAGTAACCCTTTTCCTAAATATTTTTAGTTAAATTTTGGACTTGTAGGAGAACACAAAGATGCCATTAAACTTAGCATCTCCTGGGGTTTTAGTTAGAGAAGTTGATTTAACTGTAGGCAGAATCGATCCAGTTTCTCCTTCAGTCGGTGCTCTTGCAGCACCTTTTGCAAAAGGACCTGTTGGAGAACCAACTCTCATTCAAAATGAGAATGATCTTTTAAATACTTTTGGTAAACCATACAATAATGATAAGCACTACGAGCATTGGATGGTTGCATCATCATATCTAGCATATGGTGGATCACTTCAAATCGTCAGAACTGATGACGATGGTATGAGGAATGCAAAGGTTGGTGCTGCTAGTACTGTAAAAATTAGAAGCATTCAGCATTACAATGAATTGGGATATGCTGAAAATACAATTACTGATGTAGTATTTGCAGCAAAAAATCCTGGTTCTTGGGGCAATGCTCTTAGAGTTGCACTTATTGATAGTAAGGCCGATCAGACATTAACTGGAATCACAACAACACAAGTTACAACTTTTGTTGGAGTTGCAACTTACTCTGATGGCGATTTAGGAATTACAACCACACAAGTAACTCTTGCAGATACAACTGATCTTGTGGTTGGTCAAGTTATAAATCCAATTAGTGGAATTGTTCCATCTGGAACTACTATTCAAACATTACCATCTGGAAGTTCTGGAATTGTTACTTTTAACCAAGCAACAACGAATACTATCGCTTTAGATAATGTTTCATTATCTTTTGGTAGCAACACTGAGGTATCCAAATCAATTGATGTTGGAGATGGAATTACACAGGCAATTTCAGTAACTAGAGCAAATACAGACGGAACAACCACCGCTTTAGATGGTGTTTTAAAGGGTGTTGTAACTGGAGTTGGGGCTGGTGAAGTCTATGTGAAAGTTGTTGCCCATGTTTCAGCGGCATCAACAGAAACCAATGTAGATTATGAAAAGTTAGGTGATTATAGATTTGCAGATTCTGGAAACTTTACACTGTTTGAAAAAGATACTACTTCTTCTGCAGGTACAGTTGCCTATACTGGAGAAACAGACTGGTTTGATGCACAAAAAATAACCCTAAGTTCTGGATCACAGGTAAGTTGGAGTGGACTTGCTCAAAGACCACAAACTAGTGAATATGCAAATTCTAGAGGTGCTAGATTTGATGAAGTTCACGTTGTTGTTTATGATGACAACGGATCAATCACTGGAAATGCTGGAACTGTTCTAGAAAAGCACTTGGCTTTATCTAAAGCAAAGGATGCTAGATTCTCTTCAGGTTCTCCTTCTTATTGGAGAAAGTTCTTAGCAGAGAATTCTGAATATGTGTTTGCTGGATCACAACCTGCTGGTGTAGTTGTAGTTGATCATCAATCCGGAAAATATGAATTAGTAACTGATACTGATTGGGATCAAGATGCAGGAACTACTTCATTTGCATGTATTGGTAACTATAATAATCTAATGAGTGGCGGTTTAAATTATGCAGGTATTTCTACCATTACTACCGCAACTGCACTAAAATCAAGTCTTAGCAAATTGATTTCTGGATATAATGTTTTTGTAAATGAAGAAAATACTGACATTGATTTCCTACTTATGGGATCTGGAAATCATGATAGTGTTGCAGAAACTAAAGCACTAGCAAACAAACTGATTGCTGTTGCCGAAGCAAGACAAGATGCAGTTGCATTCATCTCACCATATAGAGCTGCTGCAATTACGGACACAGATGATCAAACTATTTCCACTGTTAGAGACATTGACACTATAACAACAAATGTCCTTAGTTTCTATTCTTCAATTACATCATCAACTTATGGTGTATTTGATAGTGGTTACAAGTACATGTATGATAGATTTAATGATACTTTTAGATATGTTCCTCTAAATGGTGACATCGCTGGTCTTTGTGCTAGAACCGATGCAAATGCATTCCCATGGTTCTCTCCAGCAGGAACTGATCGCGGCGCAATCCTGAATGCAGTTAAACTTGCATACAATCCAGGAAAACTGCAAAGAGACCAACTTTATAGTGAGAGAGTTAATCCAGTTATTACTTCTCGCGGACAAGGAACCATCTTATTTGGCGATAAGACTGCATATGCCAAGTCTTCAGCATTCGACAGAATTAATGTTCGTCGTCTGTTTATTTACCTTGAAAATGCAATTTCTGCTGCTGCAAGAGATCAACTCTTTGAGTTCAATGATGAACTTACAAGAACTAACTTTGTAAATATTGTCGAACCTTTCCTCAGAGATGTTCAATCCAAGAGAGGAATTTACGACTTTGTTGTTATTTGTGATCAAACAAATAACACTCCAGCAGTCATTGATAACAATGAATTTGTTGCAGACATTTACATCAAACCAGCGAAGTCCATCAACTTCATCGGTCTGACCTTTGTCGCCACCAGAACTGGCGTCTCATTTGAAGAAGTAATCGGCAACGTTTAATTTAAAAAAAGAGGTTAAAACACAATGGCGACAAGAAATCAATTTAATCCACCCCCACTCAGAAAAATAACTGACTTTAAAAGTCAGTTAACTGGCGGTGGGGCCAGAAGTAATCTATTTGAAGTTGTTCTTTCTTTTCCTGATATTGCGTCAGTCGAGAATGATGTTCTCAATAAATCAAGATTCTTAGTTAAGGCAGCAAACCTTCCAGCTTCCAATGTTGCTTTTATTGATGTTCCTTTTAGAGGAAGAACATTAAAAGTTGCTGGTGATAGATCATTTGAAAGTTGGTCTATTACAGTTATCAATGACACTGACTTTGCTATTCGTTCCGCTTTCGAAAATTGGATCAATAAAATTAATCGCGTTTCTGATGGAACCGGTGAACTTGATCCAAATAATTATACTGCTGATGCATATGTATATCAGTTAGATCGCAATGGTGGAACACTAAGATCATATCATTTCTATGATGTGTTCCCAACTTCAACTGCGGCAATTGCTCTATCTTATGATCAAGGAAATGCAATCCAAGAATTTACTGTGGATCTGCAAGTTCTTTACTGGGAAGCAACCAAGGGTGATTCACCTGAAGCAGGTGGCGTAGATATTAACTGATAAATAGTTAATAATACAGGGTTCTAATCATATACTATGGCCAGACTTTTTGGATTCTCTATTGATAATAACGATAAAAAACAAAGTTCTATAATATCCCCCGTTCCTCCTTCAAACGAGGACGGGGTTGATAATTATATAACTAGTGGTTTTTATGGTCAATATGTAGATATTGAGGGGGTTTATCGTACAGAGTATGATTTAATAAAAAGATATAGAGAAATGGCATTACACCCAGAGTGTGATAATGCCATTGAAGATGTTGTTAATGAAGCACTAGTTAGTGATCTGTACGATTCCCCTATAGAAATTGAGTTGTCAAATTTGAATGCAAGTGATAGATTAAAAGATATTATTAGAAAAGAATTTAGAGGTATCAAAGAACTCATGGACTTCGATAGAAAGTGCCATGAAATTTTTAGAAATTGGTATGTAGATGGTAGGTTATATTATCTAAAAGTAATTGATGTAAAAAGACCTCAGGATGGGATTCAAGAAATTAGATATATTGATCCCATGCGGATGAAGCATGTAAAACAAGAAAAAAGAGATAAGAATAAAGCACCTTATGTAAACAAATTAAATGGACAAGATGAGGTAAAATTTCCAGAAATTGAAGAGTATTATGTGTATACACCACCACAAAAACAAATGACATATGGTGGTACACAACAAAAAGGTGTAAAGATCATGAAAGATTCTGTCACCTATTGTACTTCTGGTTTAGTTGATAGAAATAAAGGTACTATTCTTTCATATTTACATAAAGCAATTAAAGCACTCAATCAACTTAGAATGATTGAGGATTCTTTAGTCATCTACAGATTATCAAGAGCCCCAGAACGTCGTATTTTTTATATTGATGTTGGCAATCTTCCCAAAGTAAAAGCAGAACAATACCTCAAAGAGGTAATGAGTCGCTATCGCAATAAACTTGCATACGATGCAACCACTGGTGAAGTTCGTGATGATCGCAAGTTTATGTCAATGATGGAGGATTTCTGGTTACCTCGTCGTGAAGGTGGTAGAGGAACTGAAATCACAACTCTTCCCGGTGGTCAGAATCTTGGTGAGATCACTGATATCAATTATTTCCAGAAAAAACTTTATAGATCTTTAAATGTTCCAGAATCTAGAATTGCCGGAGACGGTGGATTTAATCTTGGAAGGTCTTCAGAAATTCTGAGGGATGAACTCAAATTCTCCAAATTTGTTGGTAGACTGAGAAAAAGATTTTCAAGCATGTTTAATGACATGCTTCGTACACAACTACTCTTAAAAAATATCGTAACTCCAGAAGACTGGAAAATGATGGAAGATCATATCCAATATGACTTCCTATATGACAATCAGTTTGCAGAACTCAAAGAATCTGAAATGATGACAAACAGATTGACACTATTGACAACCATCGAACCATATATTGGAAAATATTATTCAACAGAATATGTTCGCAAAAAAATCTTAAGACAAACAGATTCTGAGATTCTTGAAGTTGATTATCAAATTCAAGATGAAATTGCAAAAGGAATTCTTCCAGATCCAAATGCTCCACCACCGGGTGATCCAAATGCATTACCTCCAGAAGATCCAAATGCATTACCTCCAGAAGATCAAACAATGACGCAAGATCCTATGGCAATGTCAGCGCCATTAGGTGATGTTCCAGAAGATCAGATGCCCGATGAATCGATTATGCAACCACCAGTAATAAAACCCAAAGGTGGGAAAATATAAATAAAGACATAATCATATAAAAAAATAATGGAACATACATTAGATGTTGTTGATTTAATTGCAACAGACGCTTCTGCATCAGAAATTTCTGATGCTATCAAAGCAAATCTTTTTGCAAAATCAGCAGAAAAAATTGACGAATTGCGCCCATATGCAGCAAATTCTTTATTTAATAATGCATTTGAAGACAGTGAAGAATCAGAAGACGAAGGAGAAGAGAACTAATGGCATCCCATGTTCTTATTAAGAGTTCTGAGGTAACAGTCCCAAATTCAGTTGGATCTGGAACAAGTTTTAGTGAAGCTACAGTTGTTCGTTTAGTGAATACAAGTACTTCTGCAGATTATGTAGTTACTGTTCAAGAATCTGCTGGTGGTTCAACCATTGGAACTTTTACAATGTTAAGAGGTACTGTTGAATTTTTAGAAAAGAATCCAACTTATACAGTATCGGTGAATTCTGGAACTGAT